GAGTTCGCCCACGATGCGGACAGACGGGCCGCCAGTACACAGAAGGATCATAAATTCAGAGGGTTCGAGGGGTTCACCAGGGCTTGCCCACGGGGTATTGCTTGGACTGTGACCTGTGGATGACGTTTTACGATGAGTTCGAAAAAACCGGTGACGCGAAAACCGCGTTCAACGAAGCGCTTCACGCCGGGTTTAAGGCTTGGCGGGATGACCTTGAGTACCAGCTTGATGATGAATCCATTGATGAGTTTCTAACCATCAATGAATACGAATTCGACGAATACGGTAACTTTTAAATAGGGGGCATTGATCGTGAGAACCACGGAAGAACTTGAACGCGCGGCATACGTCGCCGGTTACACCGCAACCGCCGAACTACTGGCTCGAATTGCCGAATTGGAGGAGAAGATCGAAGAAATGGAGGAGAAACTTGAAAATGATTCCTTGTCGGAGTGGAATCGCCGTAACGGTGACGCCGAGCAATACAAGGAGTTCTTTTGCGATTGTTTTTATCGTCTGAATGGTTACTATCCGGCGCCCAATATTTCATCGGATCATGACAAGTCGGTGATTTTTGAGGCCATTGAACGGGGCGAGGGGATAGCAGAATGAAACAGTTCAACCCTTTTCCTAGCGTTCATTGTCAGTACGGTGCCCCAATGGGGCGGCGCAGCGATTACTCTGCGAGCCTTAGAGGCTTGCGCCGACTTCATGCCCGACATCAAGGGGGCCGCGACGGTTATGACAAGGGGGGCGCGTATTGGGGCACCCCGTCGAACGTCTGGGGTGTTTGGGGATGGATCGACGGGCGCTCGTGCTGCGCTTATGTCCGGGCCAGTTCCCGCGCCGATGCGCTGGACAAGGTACGCAAGGGGGCATTGTGATAACCGCGCTCCTGATCGCAGTCGGGGTAGCTGCGGCTACCTTGATCTTTGAACACTTTTTCGATCTTTGACAACATCAAGAGTAAATACCATGAAACATCAAATTAAGCACCGTCGCACGGGTTCAGTTCTTTTCGAGTGTGACGTGCCGGACGACATTCCTACGGAATGGACTACCCGTTACGCTTTGGAAAAGGCCAACCTGTCCGGGGTCAACCTGTCCGGGGCCGACCTGTCCGGGGCCAACCTGTACGGGGCCGACCTGTCCGGGGCCGACCTGTCCGGGGTCAACCTGTCCGGGGTCAACCTGTCCGGGGCCAACCTGTCCGGGGCCGACCTGTCCGGGGCCAACCTGTACGGGGCCGACCTGTCCGGGGCCAACCTGTCCAGGGCCAACCTGCCCGGGGTCAACCTGTCCGGGGTCAACCTGTCCAGGGCCGACCTGTCCAGGGCCAACCTGTCCGGGGCCAACCTGTTCGGGGCCAACCTGTCCGGGGCCAACCTGTCCAGGGCCAACCTGCCCGGGGCCAACCTGTCCGGGGCCAACCTGTCCGGGGCCAACCTGTCCGGGGCCAACCTGTCCGGGGCCAACCTGTTCGGGGCCGACCTGTCCGGGGCCGACCTGTCCGGGGCCAACCTGTCCTGGGCCAACCTGTCCAGGGTCAACCTGTCCGGGGCCAACCTGTCCGGTTTTTTGTTAGTGGGCGACCGTCCAATTTTTCAAATTGGACCTATCGGCTCCAGATGTGATTATCTCATGGGGTATTTGACAGACAACGGTGTAATGATCCGGACGGGTTGTTTCTTCGGTACGATGGACGAATTCAAAGACAAACTGTCAGAAACCCACGGGACTAATATCCACGGTGCAGAATACCGCGCGGCAATTGAATTGATCCGGGTTCACGCTGAACTGTGGACGCCAAAAGAATAACACCCATTCGCCAACCATCGAACCCGCCTCGTGGCGGGTTTTTCTGACCCTTGAAACATGACAACATGAATCAGACTAAAACCCCCTCCCCCGGTACTCTTGCAGCACAAGTCCGCGCCACGGTTGACCGGTTGAACCTTGATGAAAATCGAGCAGCCGCATACTTGGGCGTGCCCGTATTCACGATGCGCAAGTGGTTGACCGGCGAACGCGAACCCGGTGCCGCAGTCGCTCGGTTGCTCGAAGTTCTCGGACTTGTCGAAGCCCTCGCGCCCGGGCTACATGCTTCATTCTTACCGCCCGTTGCCCGGGGTGCCTCGCGCAAACCGGGACGGATGAAGAAGTTGAATCCGAAACTCGGTCATGTCGATCAATCCGGTGCGAGTGGTTCAACCGATTGACAACTTGCCCACATCGGATTGACAACTTGCGCAGGTTGGATTGACAACTCGGTCATGTCGATCAATCCGGTGCCAGTGGGTCAACCGGATCAGTCCATTGTGTCGGGATCGTACCCCTTGACCAGCTTGCGCTCGTAGCCCTTTTCTGTGGCATGTCGATAGATGTAGTCAGCGTGGCGCTGTTTGGCCTTGATGACCTTCTCACGGTATGCCCGGAACATGTCCGGTAGACCCGGCTTGATGACCCACATCGCGCGGTGCTTGTGCAGTTCTTCTTCGACCTTGACAACCCAACCCGCTTGTTCCAGCACCAGCATGGCGTCCATGACCGCCTGATCCTTTTGCCAGTCGGTTTTACCGTCCAAAGGTCGCCTGGCCGACTTCTTCAGGTTTCGCAGATCGACGGTTTGCGTGTCCCCACTGATCTGGATGATGTGGTCAATCATCCACTTGTCGAAATCGTTCGCAATGGCTCCAGCCACTTCACCCAGCGCGTAACGATAGGCGGGAATCACGTACCCCCGCACAAGCGATACAACACGGTGTACGACATCAGCCTGCACTTGTGGTGCGAATGGTGATTCGATGATGTGAAACAACAGAATCAATCGGCCAGCGAGTCCTTCCAGCTTTCCGAACGCCGTCATGTACTCGGGTCCGCTGTCCAGCACCCGCTCGTCCTGCTTCGCCAGTTCATACCATGCCTGAAAATCCCGAAACACTGCGTATGCACCGGGCGACATCGAGTAGGTCTGCGGGGGTAGTGCGTATGCCACTCTCAGGGTGTTTTCCCATGCCGCAGCACTGGTCAGATAGTCGGGCACCGGCTGACCCAGCTTTGTCTTACCACCCCGCAGGATCGCGGGTATGAACCGCTGTAACAATCCGTCCGCTGACAGCGGCACCACGGCTGCCTTGAACACCGCTGGCTGGATGTTGCCATAGATGCTTACGGCCAGGTTTTCGCAGTAGATTGACCCAGCACCTACCCGGTCCATCTCGTAGTGTTCTGACTCATAGCTGACAACCCATGCTGACCGATCCTCGCCGCTGGTTTTGTCCGTCAACTTGCGCACCCATGCCGCCATCTCGTCAAGGTGGCACAGCAGGCCACGAGGTCGATCTGCGGCCAGCCTCACGAGTTTCTGGCTCGTGACGTCACTGACCGTAATCTTGAGCGGTACAGGCTGTGGCGGCATGTCGGGCACCACCGGAGCCTGATCGGCACCCAGCAAAGCCTCGGGTGACGCGGACCACTCCAGGAACCCCTTCTTCGCAGCAGCGTAGGCCGCTTCCTTGCCCTCCCACTCCAGCAGTTCCTTGCTGTACCGAGGCCGATCCTCGGCTTCGATATGCTTCAGGGGTGACAGCATGGGCCGGGAGCCGGGTGACTTCTTGTCTGCCGGGTCGCCCAGCGTCATCATCCAGAGCACCGGGGGCACCTTGAACCCCGGCATGAGTTCAAGCCGAATGCGAGCGTCCACCACTCCACAAATGGCAGCAACCCCTGCGAAAAGGGGAACTATGGGGTCACACCCTATGCTTTCGCTGATTTCATTGGCCCGCGTCTTGATTATCTCGGGCCACAGTGACATGTCCATGTCGGGGGGTTTGGGGCGCAGACTGTCAACCACATCAATCGGGTCCATCGCAGCAATCTGACTAAAAAGTCCAGATGCGTCGGGCATGGGTCGCTGCCACCCATGTTGTCGGGCGATGTGGAACAGGGTGCCCAGCTTGACGGCGGTTGCCTTGTCCGTCCTCAGCGATGCCCACTGAGTCAGGATTTCCCGCTCGCCCGGGTACTTGGTCTGTGCCGTTGCGCTCCATTCGTTCCACAGATGCAGGGCTTGATCGACCTGATCTGTCTGGGCGCCCGCCCAATGCAGAGCCATCCCGATGCTGATCCACTCGTCGCGCGTGCAGTCAGCGGGCACCACATCGAGCGCCTGTCGGATTTCCTCCCATGACGCATCAACGGCGCCATCCGTTGCGATGGTGCGTTCCTTGTCTTGTGTCAGCATCCCGGTCCACATGTCCAGCAGGGGCTGCGGGATCGTGGGGATGCGGGTCCAGTGCCCGCGTCCCGCCCACTGGTAAGGATGATGCGTCTCGGGGTGTATCGACGGTGGCAGCACATCCTGCACCGTGAGACCGCTTGCCGTGGCACACCGCAACTCGTAGGCTGTGATGCCATTGTGGAGAATCTTCTTGCTCGGTAATGCAGCGCCGAACGGCATCGCGTACAGCAGCTTCCCGCGCCCTGGTTTACCCGAGTGAATGATCACGGCATCGGGAGCATCGTAGAGCGCCCGCAGATCAACGTCGTGTTCGGCCAATAGACTTGTGGCAACGGTCCAATTGTCAATGTCGAGCGCCATCGTGCCGCTGTACGCATGGGCCAACCCGATACCGTATCCCGGGGGCAGATCGCTTTGGGAGTTCAGTGCGCTTTGCTTGAGGTTCCAACCATGTGTGCGCGGTCCCTTTGTGTTTGATGGGATGGGCACCAGTGACCAGCCGTGTCGGATGTATGCGTCAATCGACGCTGGGTGTGGTTGCACAGTCTGTAACGCTGTCATATACTGGGGCTGTTGGCGGTTGCGGCTGCTGACACTTCGCTCATGGAAGACTCTCCTGTTAGGCCCTGTGGTTCACAAGACCACGGGGCTTTTTTATGGCGCCGTTGTTCGTATTCTGCATGGAACAATTCTTCAAAAGAAATCTCTGGGTGACTGCTTGCATTGTGGCACAGTTGTGATACGATTACAACCAGCGCAACGAAATTCGTGAAAACAATGCCCGCAACACACCCGAAAACAGCACACTTGGCGACCCGCGTGTCCCCGCGTGTGCGTGCGAAGTTCATCGCAAAGGCCACCGCGTATGCGAACCATACCGAGGTCTTGCGAGAACTGGTCGAGGCGTTCGTCGAGGACCGCCTGACCATCACTCAACCCGTAACTCGTAAGGAGAATCTCTATGTCCCTCGAAGCCAAGATTGAAGCCCTGACCGCTGCCGTGGTCGCCCTGACTGCCAAACTGGGGTCCGTCAATGTATCGGCCCCGGCGCCCGTTGCACAAGCGCCTGCCCCCGTTGCCGCACCCGCACCGGTGTATGCTGCGCCTGTCGCAGCACCCGCGCCCGGGATGCCTGCTCCCCCCACGTTCATGGCACCCCCGGCACCCGCTGCTGCGGTTACGGGTGCGCCGTTCAGCGACGGCAAGGGTTTGATCGACTACGTGATGGGTGCCTACAAGGCGCTTGGTCCGCAGAAAGGTGCCATGATTCAGGGCGTCTTGACTGGTCTGGGCTACCAGAACATCAACGACGTGCGGCCCGAGCACTACGGTGCGTTGTTCGTTGGTGTTGAGGCGCTGAAGTGAGCGACCACGCCAAGCTGTCCCCATCGAAGCGCAGCCGCTGGGCCTTGTGCCCCGGCAGCATTCGAGAGGAGGCCAAGCACCCTGACACCGGCAGCGGTCCTGCTGCCGTTGATGGTACCCACAGCCACACGCTGCTTGAGTACTGCATCAAGGATGGTCTGATTAACCCGATGACCCGAGTCGGTGACGTCCTTACCGACCACGAGGGTGAGTTTGTGGTTGACGCTGACCGAGCCGCACGGGTCAAGGTGGCGGTGGACTACATTCGTGAGCGGCACGACGGTGTGTGGGCGCGCGATCCCGAGAAGGGTTGCTACATCCTTTCCGAAAAAAGGGTGGACCCTGCGTACCTACTCGGTCGTGACGATCTGTCGGGCACCGTGGACTGTCAGATCGTCGGTGAAGACTGGATCGAGTTGATCGACTACAAGGACGGCATGGGTGTAGTGAGCGCCGAGGGCAACGTGCAGCTTGAGCAGTACGCCTACGGTGTGCTGGCGGGCTACCGACTACCCGTGAACGTCCAGTATCCGATCAAGCGGATCATCATGACAATTATCCAGCCCAAGCTGGCTCTGAAGGGCATGAAGGCAATCACATCATGGGAACGCGATGTGAGTGACTTGCTGTCCAACATGGGCACAATCATTGCTCAAGCCGCCGCCACCGACGACCCCAATGCCCCGCTGGTACCGGGCGAAGTTCAATGTAAATTCTGCCGTGCGAAGGGATCGTGCTCCGCGCTGGCAGGTAACGTAATGAAGGAGGTACGAGTCATGTTCCAACCCGTCGTGAATCAAACACTCGATGTCGCGCAGCAGTCTGCCGACAAAGACCCGGCAACTATGGACGACCAACAGATTCGTCAGATCATGGAAGCCGCACCCCTGATGCGCCAATTGCTCGAAGCCGTCGAGAAGGAAGCCCTGCGTCGCCTGGAGGCTGGCCAAGCCATCCCCGGCCTCAAGTTGGTCCACGGTCGTGGGTCACGCGCTTGGGCGCTCCCCGAGGATGAGATGGCCGAGAAGCTGGTCAAGATGGGCATCCCCAGAACCGCGATCTATGAAACCAAACTCGTGTCTCCCGCCAAGGCTGAGAAGTTGACTTGGGAGAAGCGTGACGGTGCCAAGGTGTCCCTCAGCGAACGGCAACTGAAGCGCATGGAGCAGGAGTACGTCGTCAAACTTGCTGGCAAACTCACTGTCGTGCCCGAATCTGACAGCCGCCAAGCTGTCATCACGAACGCTGCGCCGCTGTTTAGCGCAGTCGGGGCAGCACCCGCTGCCGAATCCCTGCCCTCGTGGCTTTTGTAATCACTGAAAGGTAATTGTCATGTCTGAAATCATTTTCCTGTCCAACGTCCGTCTGTCATTTCCCCACCTCGCCGAACCCCAGAAGCAGGTCAACGAGAATACCGGCAAAGAACGCACCTCGTACAACTGCGAGTTCATCATGCCGCAGGATCACGCGGGGTTTGGTCAATTCATGCAACGCTACGCCACGATGGCGCTGGAGAAGTGGAAAGAGCACGCTCAGACCGTCATGGGCATGATCCAGAACGACCGCAAGCTGCGCTGCTACGGTCGCGGCGAGGAGAAGATCAACAAGAAGACGTTCCAACCTTACGACGGCTACGCGGGTCATGTGTTCGTCACGGCGGGTCGCGACTCGCAGCCGCAGATGATTCAGGCGGACGGTTCCCCGGTTGATCCGAGCAACACGATGGCTTACCAGCAGCTTGCCCGCAAGATGTACGGTGGCTGTCGGGTCAACGCTGCCGTCAAGCCGTGGTTGCAGGAGAACAAGCATGGTCGTGGCGTCCGCTGTGACCTGATCGCTGTGCAGTTTGCCGGTGATGACACTCCGTTCGGCGAGGGTGCTGTTGACGCTTCCGGTCTGTTCGGTGCTGTGGCAGCAGCGCCCACCGCGATGCCCGGGTTCATGGGTCAGCCCCCCGTGATGCCCGCCGCTCCGTTTGCGGCAGCGCCTGTCAAGATGCCCTGGGAACAGTAAGCGAATTCGGGACGGTGCCTCTGGGGGTTCCCGGGGGAGATCACACCGTCCCACCTTGTAAGGAGTAATGGTAATGACTAAATTGATGCAGGGTGATTGTCTGGAGTTGATGAAGAATGTCCCCGACCAATCGGTGGACATGATCCTGTGCGATTTACCCTACGGTACCACTCAAAACAAATGGGACAGTGTGATCCCGTTTGAGCCGATGTGGGCGCAGTACAAGCGAATATGTAAAGGTGCAATTGTGCTGACATCAACGCAACCGTTCACAAGTGCTCTGGTTGCAAGTAACAGTCGGGACTTCAGGTATGAAATGGTGTGGGAAAAGTCATCCGTGACAGGGCATCTGAACGCGCATCGCCGTCCAATGCGAGTACATGAGGACGTGCTAGTGTTTTCAGATTTTGCACCACCGTACTACCCGCAAGGTCTGAAACCTTACGGGAAGACAAAAAAGCGCGGAAACAATGGCACCAACTTTGGAAAGTCTGGAACCGAAAACTATCAAGAGTTCACCAACTACCCCCGATCAATTATTCGGATCGCCAATGACAGCAAGCCCGTCCACCCCACCCAAAAGCCCGTTGCCCTGATGGAATACCTGATCCGCACGTACACCAACGAGGGCGAGACGGTGCTGGACAACTGCATGGGCAGTGGCACCACTGGCGTGGCTTGCGTGAACACAGGGCGCAAGTTCATCGGCATGGAGCAAGACGCAAAGTATTTTGAAATTGCACAAAAGCGCATTCGCGACGCCACATTACCGGATTGGCTCAAATGAGTAATCGAAATTTCAACACAGTGACAGACGGTCATGATGAATGGCTGACGCCCAAGTACATTACCGACATCCTTGGGCCTTTTGATCTTGACCCGTGCAGTCCCGGCGCTCGTCGCCCTTGGGACACAGCGATGTATCACCTGGACAAAATGGACAACGGACTTGTTGCGCCTTGGTTTGGCAGAGTATGGTGCAACCCGCCATACGGTCGAGAGACATTCAAGTGGCTTGCCAAACTCGCAGACCACGGTAACGGTATTACGCTGATGTTTGCCCGCACTGAAACCGTTGGTTTTTTCGAGCAAGTGTGGGAACGTGCGGACGCAGTGTTTTTCTTCAAAGGTCGGTTGAAGTTTTGCTACGTTGACGGCACTGAAGCCGATGTTGCAAATGCTCCAAGTTGTTTAATCGCTTACGGTAAATCAAATGTCGAACGATTGCGAGATTCTGGTTTTGCTGGAAAGCTGGTGGTATTGAAATGAGCAACGACTATGTGTTCGACATCGAAACCTACCCCAACGTGTTTACGTTGGCGGTGGAACATGCAGAAGCGCCGCTGCGCTGGATGTTTGAGATCAGCGACTGGCGCAACGACTCCCGTGAGATTGTCGCGTTCCTTCAGTGGCTCAAGGGGACTGACGCCCGCATGGTGGGCTTCAACAACATCGGCTTCGACTACCCCGTTCTGCACACCCTGATCCGCATGGGTCACAGTGACGCGAACACGCTGCACCAGAAAGCGATGGCGGTCATCAATTCGCAGGATGACGACGGGGGCAAGTGGATGCACCTCGTCAAGCCCAGCGACCAGTTTGTGACGCAGATCGACCTGTTCAAGATTCATCACTTCGACAACAAGGCCCGCGCCACCAGTCTCAAGGTGTTGGAGTTCAACATGCGGGCCGACAACATCGAGGACTTGCCGTTCCCCGTTGGCACCACATTGACCCGCGAACAGGTCGAAGTGCTCAAGCGATACAACCAGCATGACGTGAGCATGACCAAGGCGTTCTATCACGAGAGCTTGGACATGATCCGCTTCCGCGAGGAGTTGACGCGCAAGTACGCCCGCGACTTCATGAACCACAACGACACCAAAATCGGCAAGGACTACTTTGTCATGAAGCTGGAGGAGGCCGGGGTCGCCTGCTACGATTTCGGTCCCAGCGGACGCACCCCTCGACAGACCAAACGTCCGGTGATCCATCTCAAAGACGCCATCCTGCCGTGGATCACTTTCGAGCATCCCGAGTTCAACCGGGTGCTGGCTTGGCTCAAGGCGCAGTCGATCACTGAGACCAAGGGTGTGTTCACCGATCTGACGGCCACGGTCAACGGCTTCACGTTTGTCTTTGGGTTGGGCGGCATCCACGGCTCCGTTGAATCAGAGATTGTCGAGTCGGATGACGAGCATGTCATCGTGGACCTCGATGTCACTTCGTATTACCCAAACCTGGCCATCACCAACGGGTTCTATCCGGCGCACCTGGGTTGCGAGTTCGTCTCCATCTACAAGCACCTGTTTGAGCAGCGTAAACAGTACCCCAAGAAGTCAGCAGAAAGCGCGATGCTGAAGCTGGCACTGAACGGGGTCTACGGCGACTCCAACAACCAGTTCAGCGTGTTCTACGACCCGCTGTTCACCATGTCGATTACGCTCAACGGTCAATTGTTGCTGTGCCTGCTGGCCGAGGGGTTGATGACGATACCAGGGCTGCGCATCGCTCAGATCAACACAGATGGGATAACTGTGAGGGTTCCGCGTAGTCAGCGGGTAATGGTCGATCTGGTCCGAGGGGCTTGGCAAGAGCGCACCGGGTTGAGCCTTGAGGAGGTGGTTTACAAGGCCATGATGATCCGCGATGTCAACAACTACATTGCGGTCTATGAGGACGGCAACACGAAGCGCAAGGGTGCTTACGAGTGGAAGACGCAGTGGCACCAGAACGCCGGTGGCCTTGTGATCCCCAAAGTGGCAGAGAAGGTGCTGGTTGAGGGCGCCCCGATCCGCGAGACTGTGGAGAAGTGGCCCGACCTCTACGATTTCATGCTGCGCACCAAGGTGCCGCGCTCCAGTTATCTGGCAATTGAGTGGGACGGTCAACCTCCCCAGCGGTTGCAGAACACAACTCGTTACTACATCGCTGAGGGCGGGGGTCGTCTGTTCAAGTGGATGCCCCCGCTCAAGGGTAAAAATGAGTGGCGCAAGATTGGCGTCGAGAGTGGTTGGGGTGTCCAGCCATGTAACGACATCAAGGACGCTGGCAAGTTGCCGGTGGATTTCGATTACTACATTCGAGAAGTGGAGAAATTGTGTCTGAGCTTGAAGTAACACCGGAAGAAGATGAAGCGTTTGACGCACTGACCAAACAGGTTGCGGGCACCCATTACAAGGACTTGCCAATCCAACCCGTCGAGTACATCCACGCCAACGCGATTGGGTACTTTGAAGGCAACGTGATCAAGTACGTTTCCCGTTGGCGCAAGAAGAACGGCATCGCCGATCTTGAGAAGGCCAAGCACTACATTGAATTGCTGATTGAACTGGAAACACACCATGCTGGAAAAACAAATTGAGGCCAAGGTCTGCGACTACGCCAAGTCGAAGGGTGCGCTGGTCTACAAGTTCACCAGTCCCGCTCGTGCAGCCGTGCCTGATCGTCTGTTCATTGGACCCAAGGGGCGCGTGTGGTTCGTCGAGTTCAAGCGCGAGGGTCAGAAGCCCACACCGGCACAGGAGCGTGAGCACACCCGGCTGCGCGGTCACAACATCAGTGTGTTCGTGATCGACGACGTGGAGCAGGGCAAGGCGGTGGTTGACGCGATGGTGGCTGGGTGAGGATGAACAATGTATGTTGATCAAGTCTGTCAGTGACGATCAAGATGAGATCATTCGATCAATCATGCGGCTGTGCGGTATTGATCGTTTCGATGTCGATTTGACGTATGCCAACGGCGGGTTTTGGAAAAATCTTCCACAGCCTGCCATGAAGTTTGACATTGATCCACAGACATCGGATACGCATTATGCGAACAGCACAGAACTTCCGATGCCCCCGTCGTGTGTCAACTCCGTTATGTTTGACCCGCCATTTCTGACATACATCAAGCAGGGTCGAAAACATGACTCGATTATGGGCAAACGATTTAGCGGTTATTGGAAATACGACGATCTTGAAGCGCATTACAGGGGTACGATTTCTGAAACATTCCGTGTGTTGAACGACAAAGGTGTTTTTGTAATCAAGTGCCAAGATATTATTCACAACCACAGAATGCACTGCACCCATTTCAATATCATGAATTGGGTTGAGGGAATGTTTCGGTTAAAAGATTTGTTCATTTTGACAGCCAAACACCGAATGCCGATCCCGCCAACAGAGGGGCACAATCCCAAGGTGCAAAAACACGCGAGGATTCATCACTCATACTTCATGGTGTTTGAAAAATGCTAACCCCTGACCTTCTCCACGACTACCAAAAGAAGGCGGTCAACTTCCAATCCACGCACCCCCACTCGATGCTGTGGTTGGACATGGGGCTGGGCAAGACCATCATAACGCTGACCAGCCTCGCACACCTGCTGGGTGTCGGCTTCCTGCGCGGTGTGATCGTCGTTGCCCCGATTCGAGTCATCAGACTGGTGTGGCGACAAGAAGCTGCCAAGTGGGAGCACACCAAGCACCTGAAGTTCAGCCTGGTCACGGGCACCAAGGACCAGCGCACCCGCGCTCTCCTGCGCCCAGCCAGCGTGTACTTGGTGAATTACGAGAACCTTGGGTGGCTTGCCGAAACGCTCCAGACGTACTTCGTCAATAAGGATCGCCAGATGCCGTTCAACGGTGTGGTGTGGGACGAAATCAGCAAGATGAAAAACTCCACCACGAACCGGGTCAAGGCGTTCCGCAAAATCGCGGATCAGTTTGACTGGACCACGGGTCTCACTGGCACCCCTGCCAGCAACGGGTACAAAGACCTCCACGGTCAGTTCCTTGTGGTGGACCGGGGCGAGCGTCTGGGGACCAGCAAGACAGCGTTCCGCACCCGGTTTTACAAGAAGGCTGGGCCGTACAAAGAGGTACCCTACGAAGACACTGAAGACACCATCAAGAAGCTGATCGGTGACATCACGCTTGAGATGTCAGCAGAGGACTACAACCCGCTGCCCGATCTCATCGTCAACAACGTCGAGATTGAAATGCCCGACGATCTGCGGGCCAAGTACGAAAAGCTGGAGAAAGAGTTCTTCCTGGTGCTCGACAGCGGCAAAGAGATTGAGGCGTTCAATCAGGCTGCGCTGACCAACAAGTGCCTGCAGTTCAGCAACGGCGCCATGTATCCGATTGCCGGGATGCCCTTGTGGGAGTCGGTGCATGACCTGAAGCTGGACGCGCTGGAGGACATCATCGACGAAGCGCAAGGCTCACCGGTGCTGTGCGCCTACGCCTATCGAAGCGATGCCGAGCGGATCATGACCCGATTCAAAGACCTTCGCCCGATCAATTTGACCGAGTGTAAGAGTGAGTCCGCGCTGACCAACGCCATGCACCGGTGGAAGACCGGCGACTGCCCCCTGATGATCGGCCACCCTGCGTCAATGGGTCACGGCATCGACGGCCTCCAGAAGAACGGCCACATCCTCGTGTGGTACGGCCTCAACTGGTCACTGGACCTGTACGAGCAGTTCAACGCCCGGGTGCGCCGCCAAGGTCAAGGTGCCCCGGTCATGTGCCACCGCATCCTGATGCAGAGCACCCTTGACCAAGCACAAGCACTGGCCCTCGACGAGAAGGCCACAACCCAAGCTGGGCTGCGCAACGCAGTCAAACAATACCGCCAATCCAAAGGACACTGACATGACAACCGAATCCATCGAACTCTGGCACAAACACGCCCGCCCTGAACCCACCGCTGCCGACTTCAACGTGCAGCTCGGGTGTCACTTTGAAGAAATCGAAGAAATGATGCGATCCATCGTCACCAACGACGAAGAAGTGTGGCAGAAGATTCGATTGCAGCTTTTCGCCCTGTCGGCATTGCTCAAGACCGGCGCCATGACCGCCACTGTCCATTACCGCAACGGGTTCCTCGACAGCATCGCGGATCAGGTTGTCACCGGCCTCGGTGCTGCCCACTGCGCTGGGATGAAAGGCGCCGCTGCCCCTGTGATCGGGTCAACGCGAGCAACTGGTCCAAGTTCGACCACAACGGTCAACCGTTGCGCGATGTCAACGGCAAGATCACAAAAGGTCCGAATTACCAACCACCCGTGCTTGACGGCCTTTACTGAAAGTGTGATACACTTGTGTCACATCAACAGGAGCAGACATGAGCAATACCGCCACGTCCAGAGCTTCCACGTTACCGAACTCAAGGTACTGCCGTCATGACCACCAACTACACCAAAATCCCCGGCGCCCAGCGCCGGGTGCTGGACACCGCCGTGGCGTTGCCCGTGCTGAAGTTTTTCATCGACAACCCGGAAGAGGAGGCCAGCTTTGAAGACCTGCGCCTCAAGTTCTCCACCCCCGCCACCCTCACAAAGTGGATTCAGG